GAAGAGTCTGTTCTTGACCACCTGAACAACCGCACGAACCGCCCGACGAAAATCTGGCGCAAGGGTGCGCTGAACCTTCTCAACAAGTGGGCTTTGCCGTTTGCTACCTTTGAGTTGAAGTGGTCACAGAGCGCCGGTTGCCGTATGTGCCCCTGCTCGCCCGGTTTTGTTATGCAGATTGAGGGCTACAGCAAGCACAACGAGCGTTCAATCACCTTGTCGTTTGAGTTGCCCTCTGGTCAGTCGGTTTCTTTTGACCGCTACGACGTGTGGGTGGAACTGAACGACACGACCAACGTGGATGCCAGCCGACCCTCACGGAACGTCACCCCCGTCTTTTAGTGTTCGTCGTGGTAGTGACAGTTATGGGTATTGTATGACCCATGACTGTCACTACCAGAAACGGGTTCTAATGTCCTACAGCGTTCGTGTGTGCCATGCTGATTTGGGTGGGGTGGGTTATTACCGCCTACTTATGCCAGCGTATGCCATTTCGGAAAAGACCACCACCAAAGTCACCTATGACTTTGGTGGTGGCGACCTGTGTAAGAGCCTTGTCTTTGATAAAAACGCCGAAGTGGATTGCCCCGAAGATGTTGTTATCCTCACCCGACCCACCGCCATTGAAGCCCTACTTGCCATCAAGTCGCTGAAGCGTCAGGGCAAAAAAGTCATTATCGACATGGACGACGACTATTGGAAACTTGACCCCCGTAATCCGTGGGCGGTAGAAATCGCCGCACGACCCGAACACTCTTTGGCGACCCTTGACCTGTGTATGGCGGAAGCCGACTTGGTGACGGTATCTACGCCGTTCCTTGTCCAACGCATCAAGAACGACAAGGTTGCTGTTCTACGAAACTGTGTTCCCGACCACTACCTAACCACACCAGAGAACAACACCGCCAGAGAGCAAATCGGGGCAACCGTTGTCGGCTGGACGGGCAACGTCGCTACCCACATCGGTGACCTAGAAGCCATTGGCAACGGTCTACGGCGTGCTGTTCGCAGTAAGGGGGCGAAGTTCTTGAACATTGGTTCTGATAGTGGGCCTCAAATCGCTGGCTTCCGACGTGGTGAAGCCTTTGTTTCCCCGTGGGTTGAACTACACGAATATCCCTTCGCTATGAATGCTTTTGACGTGGGAATCGTGCCGTTGGTGATTACCGACTTTAACCAAGCCAAGTCCTACCTAAAGGGCATTGAATACGCCTCACTCGGTATCCCTTTTATCGCCTCGCCCACCGACGAATACAAGTTGCTGAACAGTCACGGCGTAGGGGAACTAGCACGCACGCCCGACCAGTGGTATTACAAACTGCGTCAAGTTATTGACGACCTACAGAAAAACAACGACTCCCACCAAGAGCGTGTTGGTCGTGGTTTGGAATTCGCCCGTGCCAACACTTATTTTGCACAAGTTCACCAGTGGGCAGAGGCATGGAAGCCATAACGTCCTCGCTACGGGCTGTTATGGAAGCCCGACGAGCCGAATGGGAAAGGAAAAGGGGGGAAGAAGCGCAAGTTTTGGAAATCCCGACCCCTAACCCCCCTACCATAAACGAGCCTTTACGCCTTGACGACAAGAAGGTCTACGGGGTGCTGTTAGGCACAAGTGCCACTTTGTCGGTTATCAAATACGCCGCATCCCTTAGTGAAGAGAGAACCGAAGCCTCACTCTCACGCCTTATCGCTGGCGGTCTGGTGGTGGAACACGAATACGACAAAACGACCCATTACAAGGGCGTGTGGAACCCCGTTGTCAAAGAATCGCTACCCGACCTTCACCAGTGGCTACTCCAACGTGAGTATGTTTTAGTTTGACCAAGTAATTACTCTGCCGTCGTCTTCGGCTCTGCCCGTGTGGTCGCACCCGTGACCTTGACCCAAAGAACAATACACCACCCCATCTATCCCGTCAAGGCAATCAAGAGAGTCGTCGCCATAGAACCGGAAAAAATCGCCTTCGCTTTGAAATTCGTTCCACATAGTTACGTTGTTGTTCACCACCACCCAGAAGTCCGCCCACGTCACAAACACGGAAGTTGTCGCAGCGTGCCACGAAAGAGCCGAGAGGAAATCGTCCCACGCATGGATAGTGAAAACTAGTTCACACTCGTTATCGGTGCCTCGTTCTCTCGCCAACAAACACCCATCTAACTTTTCTATCACCGCCCCTAGGTTCTCGGTGTGACGGGTATCCAACGACTTGCGGATTTCCTGCAAGACGGGGGTGGAAACTTGAACGGTATTAAGGGTGCGTATCACGATTCGGGGATTTCGTAGCCGTCGGTGATTTCCATAATCGTGTCCAAACGGGCTTTCCAATCCTCGTGACCGTTCATAAGGGATTTGAGAACAGTGGCGCAGATAACGGCGTTGTCCATTCCACCTACCAAAGCGATGGGGGTAATGTCGTCGCCCTGATACTCCTCACTCGTTGTGGGGATAACAAAAACGAAATGGTCGTCGCCCGTCGGCACAACGGCGATAGTGAAATCTGACCCCTGAGTGGCAATACCCGACGCTAAGACATCCTCTTCGCCCTCGGCTTCAGCGTGACGCACGAACGACAGGGTACGGAAATGCTCCTTGATAACGCCATTGAGGAAGGCGACTGCCATTTCCCCTGCGTTTTCCTCGGTGACATTCTCTGGTTTGTTGTCGTTCAAGTATTTCACTATCGCCTCAGACAACATTGGGGGCATTTGTTCTGTTTCGTTCTCGTTCATAGGAGTAGAGAATAGCCCTGTCCTCAACCCACGTCAAGTGTATTGCGTTTTCATTTCCGAAAACTTTTTGGGCTGTTAGCAAATCTGCGAACCAGTCTCAGATGATTTGAAAAAAGGGGGGTGGGGTATTTGTCCACAAAAGTAGGGGAGAAGCAGATGCTTTGTGTAGGGGGGTGTAGTGACCTGTTATTTTCAGGGGTCGTGTGAGGAGAAGTGCCACGGCTAGTGAAATACACCTACCCCTGCCAGGAAAAAGAGGGGGGTGGGTTTGGCGACGGGGGTGTGTGGGTGGTCTACCCTTGTGTCTTGTCTGTTGAGTAGTGCCTACAGATGGCTACGAGAGGGGTCTATTTTGCCCTGTAGGGCGTTTTGTGTGTGTTTGTGTCTCTCTGGGGCGCACTAGGGATTGTGCGTGCCCCTTCTTGATACGATATGCCCTATCAGACTAGGGAATCGTGATAATCCTGTGCCTCTTGGGGGGATACTCTGGGTCGTTGCATACGTCGAGCCTCAATAATCCCTCTCTCTGCCTCATTGACCATGCTCTCTGCCTTGCGCCAGTAGCCGTAGCGTGTGTAGTCCGCCTTGATACGTCGTGCGTGTGAGAGTAATGCCCTGCGTATCGTGTCGTCGCTGGGATTGTCGGTAAGTGTGTACAGTAGGACTTCGGTTGCGCCGAAGTATCCGATATGTATGCCCTTGACTTGCCAGCCATACCCCCCCTTGTTGGCTACGACGAGGACTTTGCTATGTCGTGTGACCGCATTGGGTAGGGAGCATGACCATAGGTAGTCATCGTGGCGTACTATGACGTTTCTTGGTACGGCTGGCATTAGTGGACTACTGCGTAGTAGTGCTTGACCTTCTTGGGTTTCTTGAAGGTGGGTCGGGCTAGTTGGGGATACTTGTAGTCGATGATTCGATTTGCAAGGCGACGTGCGCTCAATGCCCTATCACGCCATAATGACGTGGCCTCTGTGCCTTTGTATCGCTTGTCGCATAACGCCTTACGGCTCTGTAGGTAACGCTGGACTATCACACACTCCCCCGTTGAGGGATAGGTAGCCAAGAAACGGTCTACATATTCCTCCCACTCACGGGTAGGGGCTGTGTACTTAGGGCGTTCCATCAATACTGCCCTGCTAGGTATGCGTCAATACCGATAGTTTCGGCAAGGGAAGCGTCGTCTACGAGGACGGCGGACGTAAAGTCGCATAGCGAGTAGCCCTCAAAGTAGGAAACTGCCTTCTCTACAAGGGCGTTCTTTGCGCTGTCGATACTGCCGTTCCACGCCGATTCGTAGATGTTCTCGCCATTGTGTTCTATGCCGATAACCGAAACGTTGGGATTCTCATACACCCCGTAGATTTTGACTCCGCCTAGGTCGTTCTCGCCGTCCTTAAACGTGACTGAACCCTCTCGGTTGTTGTCGTCCACTTGCCAAGTGACTTCAAATGTGTTCATACTGCCCTCTTTCCCGTTGGTCTAGACCGCACTCTAGCGTCGTTAATGGGGCAAGTCAAGTAGGAATGACTGGATTTGTTCGTCGGTCAAGCCCGTGTCGTAGCCCTCTGCGTCAGTTAAGCCCACTAGCACTACGTCGCCCACGATTACGTCGGTCTTTCCGTAGTCGCCTTGGAACAGTTCTGTCGCTGGGGCGTTGAACATCAAGCCCTTTGATTTGCCATCCTCATTGACGTACATCGTCGCCTCAAACGAGTGCAGGGTAATTGCCTCTATGTAGCCCCCGACACACTCTTGTAGGAGGGCAAGGTCAATGCTCTCAACTTGCTTGACGGTCTTAGTTCCGTCAGTTTTGAGAATGATTATCGTTTCCATTGTTCCCTCTTGCTTGTCTTGTGTGTTTCCCATACAACAACTGTATCAGGGTTTAGTGATGGTGTCAAGTCTTAATGGGGCATTTTGTTGCCCAAAACACGGGGTTTAGATAACTTACCTTTTGTCCGCACTTCGAACTATGGGCAAAGACCGATTATTACAGGGGGCAATAGTTCGAAGCCTGGATGGCCGGGGGCCAACGATTTGGAAACGGGCGGGTTGAACTAGTGGTTGGGGGCGATGAAACCGCACTAAACCTTCGTAGAGTACGGGCTGGGCTTCTTGTCCAACCCTGTATTTTTTGACACTTTTTCCATCCTTAACGCCACAAAAACCGCACATTTCACTACAAACGGGCGGGGAAGGGAGTCTTCGGAGGAGTCTCCGAGGAATGCGGGTCGCAATTTGGAAAAGCCCGTATTTGTTGGGTTTTTCCAATGCGGGAGTCGCCATGATGATGGAAGAATCGACTCTCCTTCGGAAGTTTGGGATTTCACTAGGCGTAAAACTGCCCGTTTGCGTGGCTGGACTATGGTTTAGTTTGCCGTAAGTTTTGCGTGAGGCGTTCGAGGAGAACCCCCCAAACACACATTTCAGGGCTTTCCACCACACCCCCCACCCATTTATTCGGTGGTTGTCTCGCTAGTCTCGGCAATCTGTGGCATTGTGGGCGACTCAATGGCGTTGTCCTCAACAACCTGTGCCTCAACTACTGAACGGTTTGCCAACATCGCTTCAATCTTGCGATTTACCGCCTCTACGTCCACCTCAATAGCCCCACCATTAGCCCCTGTGATTTCCGTTCTCTGAACCCGACCCCAGTTCTGCGGACTAGTTCTCTCTAGCCACCACGCCGCTGCCGTCCAGTTGTCCTGACTTGCCTTACGGATAACTTCTACGTTCTGAACTTCGGCAAACGCCCTTGCTTTTTCTACTTCGTGGGAAAATAAGACAAACATTTGTTCGGTTTCGTCTAGTTCACGGTCTAATGCCTCTAAATCCCTGCCCTTTTTCACCCAAACACTGATGTTGGACGGGTCGATGCCTACTGCCCTAGCAGTGGTGTTGACGTAGTTCCCTCTCTTTAGTAAATCAACGATTGCGTCAAACATCGCTTGGTTGAGGATGGTCTTGCGTCCGGTGGTAGCCATAGTGAAATGATACTACAAGGGGTTTTTGAGCCAGACCATCTCAACATTGCGCTTTCCACCAACCGAAGTATTCTCTCGCAGGGTAGTAAAGGGTAAGTAATCGCCCCCTATCCCCTCGCAAGCAATAACCTGCCCTTGTCTGCTCTGTATCCAAGAGGCTAGTTCTTCGTAGTTCAACATTTTACTACTAAACCGATACCCAAGTCCGGGGTCGCCTTTGTAGGGAGGGTCAATAAACCAAGTTGCTTCTATGTCGGGGGCGTTGGTGTAATCCCCTTCAACAATTTGCCAATGCTTGACCTTGTGTAGCGATTCGCTCATAGCCTTTCGGCTGTTATTCCAGTTTTGAGCCATAATTCCCGTAACCGTCATTTCTTTGTAGCCAAAAGCCCCTTTGCTAACGCAGTGGACTATTTCTAAAAAGTTGGAGGACTTATCCCCTACCGATAGTGGTGGTAAAGAATCTATGTCCCCTTGTGTGGCTTCGTGAATAAACCACTTCCAAATAGCGGCTACTTTGGGGTCTTTTTCCACCAGTATGACATTCTTTTTCCAGTTGTCACCGTGTAGGGAATAGGCTGCCGACCCTGCGAACGGCTCAATAACGGTGTCACATACGGGTTCGGGATACCACTTTGCCATACGCTTCTTGCGTCCGTAGTAGTAGAACATTATCCCAATCCTTTGCCGTTGGAAGTAATACTAGTCTTTGGCACGTCGGGGTGACCCAAGATTTCCGGTTCCATAGCGTCGCACTTACACTTTTCCACCAGACACCCTCCCCAGCCACCTTCGTCGTGGTCGTCTAGTCCGTGTCCGCAGGTGCATCGTTCTGCTGGAATAATCCTTGCCATTAGTTGTTTCCCTTTTCTTCCCTTGCTTGACGGCGTTGTTCTTTGCGCTTTTCGTTCTTGCGTCGGTTTTTTGCTTGTCGTGAGGCTTTGCTAGGGGGATACTTGGCTAGGTGTTCCAACATAGCGTCCTTACATAGACGACACCTACAGCCAAAGTATGAGTATGAATTGACTTTGCCGTGGGTGATGTCCTGTGGGGGGTTTCCTTTGTACGACTGACGCTTTTCACGGGAGTATTTGGTGGCGGCTTCTCTACATAGGTCGCACCGACAACCGGGTGTGCTGAAATACCGTAAGTGTGAGCCGTGTGGGTGTTCTACCCTTGGTTTTTTGGCTCTTGTAGTTCTTTTCTTTCCCCCATTGGCTGAACGTGATTGGCGGTTACTTCTCTTCCTAGGGGCGATAACTGCCATACTTGCCACTAGTTTGTCGTAGCCTTCGGGCTTGGGGATTTGGATTAGTTTCCCCTCGGCGTTTTGAACCCATACCAGTTCGTCAGTCATGGTTTTCAGCACACCCGTCACATAGGGTCTTTACCCAGTAGGGCGGCTTGCCTCTGAGGGCGACATTTTGGTGTGAGCCACACTTCTCGCAGGTCTGTTCGGCTATCTTTTCACTAAAGACAACTAGGTCGTCGCAGTTCTCAACCTTCTTGGCGTGGCGTTTGCGGATTATCTTGCCTATATTCCACCACGTCAGTCGATGGAACGCCCACTTGGAAGTGGGGATGTAGTAGTAGTACCGCAGTCCGCCAAACTTCTCTTTGACTTGCGTTATTTCGTAGTTGGGGGCGATTTCACCTAGTTGCTTGTCTAGTGCCTTGATAATGGGTGTCCAGCCGATACCGACCCATTGGTGGTCTAGGTATCTGGCTCTTTCTTGGTGGTTCATTGGTTTCACGATACTCGTTTGTGAAGGGATGTGACGGGTTGGTCACCGTTCACCCCACCTAATAAGCAAGATGCAGCCAACAAGAATAAATGCACATACTTCCCAGAAATTGGCTGATTGGTTCATAGTTTCTCTCCACGCTTAGGGCAAAACATTTTGTTCACTCAATCTCCACTTTATTGAGCAGTGGGGCCGAGTTGATGATGCGCTCTTTGGCAATCTCGGCGTATTCAGGGTTCAACTCAGTTCCTACGAAGTTCCGGCCTAGACGATTAGCCACAACTGCGACGGTTCCTGAGCCGGTGAACGGGTCTAGTACGGTGTCTCCTTCTGCGCTACCAGCCAAGACACACGGTTCCACTAGGGCTTCGGGCATCACCGCAAAGTGTGCGCCCTTGAACGGCTTGGTGTTGATTGTCCATACGTCACGGCGGTTTCTGGTGGAATAACCCTTTTCGGCTAGTTCTTGCGCCAACTTGCGCTTCGCCTCAACCATGCCGCCATTTCCACCACCCATACCGTGTGTCTCACGGGTGTCTCGCTGTGGCGAGCCTGCGGAATCACCTGCGGTCATTACGCCCCGTTCCCGAACCGCAACGTGGTCGTAGTAATAGCGTGGCGACTTGGATAGTAGAAAGACATACTCGTGAGACTTCGTGGGTCGGTCTGTCACGCTCTCTGGCATTGGGTTGGGCTTGTGCCAGATAATGTCCGAGCGCAAGTACCAGCCATCGGCCTGAAGTGCAAAAGCAACTCGCCAGGGAATACCAATTAGGTCTTTTCCTTTTAGTCCCTCTGCATTTATTTTTGGTGAAGGTTGGTATTCGTTATCTCGCCCTCGCAAAGAATCGCCTGCTGGTGTTTTGTTTCCCCTTGAACCATTGTGAGGGAAATAACTATCCCCCAAGTTGAGCCACAACGTTCCGTCATCTGCGAGGACACGCCGGACTTCACGAAACAGGGCAACCATCTCGGTAACATACGCCTCAGGGGTCGGCTCTAGACCGATTTGGCTGTCTATGCGGTTAGCCCCGCACTTAGGACAGTCACCCTTGTAAGGCGTAGCGGAAACAAGCCGTGACGGTTCCGAAAGCAGTTGCTCACGAGATTTCTTTTCAGGGTGGCTTAGTCCGGTTTTATCGCTTGCCCTCGGTGGCCCTTTGTGGTCGCAGTCTGGTGAACCGCCTTCCCAAGTAGCCGTTCCGTAGTCACGCAGGCCGAAGTAGGGCGGTGAGGTGACGCAGGTACGCACAGAACCGGCTGGTAATTCAGCAAGGCGTTTGCGAGCATCACCAAGCAAGATAACGGACTTCATAGTTTTTCCCCACACTTGGGGCAGTAGGTCTTTTCGGCGTAGCACTTGATACAGATAGCAACTGGCATTGACCGATACCCTGCACCGGATTTATGTACCCAGTCGTGGTCGCACTCATTTGTGGGCATTACATCAGAAGTGCCACTTGTACGGATATCTGTGTGTTCATTTTCCCCGTCGTACTCATTGTCCGAACTGCCATTTGCGACGATTCTGCTGTCTTTAGCCCGCCGGTTTTCCCTAACTGCTTTGATTTCCCCTTCAATAATGTCGGGCAATACAGACTCAACCACCTTATCTACCCATTCTTTGTATCGGCGTATGGGGTTCATTAGAAGTCGGTAGAACAGAACGGGCAAGCGGTAATGGATTCGTGGCTAAGTATCGGCGTTTCCATTGTTTCGGTGTATGCCGCTAGTAGGCCTTCTTCGGTCTGAAAGATGTGACGACACTCTGAACAGACTTTGTATGGCTCAATGGGGCAGATTTCCTCTTTGCCGTGGTGGGTGCAAAATGTGTAGAACATACCCGACACTCTACCCGTGTTTGGTGTTTAGGTCAAGTATCCGAACAGTCGTGGAAATGTCCGTCGGGAATCCACTCACTGCAACGCTCGCAGGTCATTTCACTACCCCGTATTGGTTTTCCTCTTCTACGCCACCCATTACTTTTCCCCGTACCTGCCAACGGCTTCTCTGAGTGCCCGTTCAATGAACTGATTAAAGGTTTCACCCGTGATGTTCATAGCCATAGCGATGTCCAGTAGTTCCTTGGCGGTGAAGTCAATAAGAACGCCGGTTTCCGCCGCTGGTTCGGCGGTTTTGATTTCCTCGCAAATGTCTGCGTCGTGATTTGGAACGGGAGACTTGTGTTCCCAACGACCTTCGTGGATTTCACTAAGAACAATGTCCCTGCCACAGTTCTTACATTTCGTCATAGTTCACGTCCTTGTACGTCGGGGATAATGCTGTTGTGATAGGGAGAGGGTGCGACTTTTGGTGTTGGGTACAAACAGTTGTCTATGGGGGTGGCGTGAACCCAACCACTGTTGCTCATCAGGTGCAGTGTGGTGGAACAACCACGACACATGGCCCAACCAACAATCCTGTCGTCGCTCATGGCTAGTCTTTGCCAACCCAATAGCCAAGGGCAAATCCTACCCAGCCGATAATGGCGGTGAGAACATAGACCCAGTAGATGTTCATTGTTTTTCACCATCACGAATAACCATAACGATACGCAGGGCTTCGGTAAAACCAGAGGCAAAGCCGTTCTCGTAGTCGGTCTGCTTGGCTAACGCCAACTTGGTGTGGTGACGTGCTTCGTTTTGTAGGCGGTAATACGCTTCTTCTAGTTTCTTTCCCATGACGACAGCATAGAACTTGATTAGCGTTTAGTTGCGGATACTTTTCACTACCCGTTAGGTGGGTTACATGTAAGCCTGCGACGCTAAGACCCCAAGCCCACATGGGATTTCACTATGCTCCTAGAGCATCTCCAAGTTGTTTGATGTAGTGACTGTTTTCGGGGCTTGGGTAGATAAGGGATTCGCCGTCTGAACCCATACCGTAGTCACGGCGGCCTGCCTGCTTGGCCTCTTCCATGTGCTGTTGCAAAGATTTGGTCGAGTCTTGTTCCAGACGATTGGCAAGGTCACGAGCCGACGATGCCAATCTGTGATTATCCCTGATTGAGCGAAGCGTCTGGGTTTCTGTTCTCCAAGAGTGTCTCTGTGCTGGGTTTCCCAAAACATTCTTGGTCGACCGCCCACTGATGTTCAGGCGTTGGTTTTCAGTATCCGCCTTGTCAGCGATTTCCCTCAACTTGGCGACATGAGCCGAGTGCTGATACTGATTCCCGTGGAATTCGTGTCCGGGTAGGTCACCCTTGGCGACGGGGTAGTTGGATGCGGACTTGAGTAAAGCCTCTGAACTAAAGCGATTTTCCATTATTTCACTACCTCTTTAGCGGTTTCGGTCTGCCAAAGACGACTTCTGCGAGGCGTTTGCGCTTGCGTCCATAGCCTCTTGTGAAAAATCATCGGCGTAGTTGGAACCCGTAAGTTGTGCCGTCGCAGCGTCGTTGTGCTTTAGAGCCGCTACGCCGTGCGCCGTCTCAGCGGCAATGTGCGAATCACGCTCAGGGCCAAGTGGCAAAGACCGTGCCTTTGCCGTGTGAGCCTCTGAAAGTGCCTTGTGCATCTGTGCGGCTTGGTTGTGTTCATCGGCGTTGGGCGCACGATTTGCTGTAATCTTGTTGAACTTATCAACAACGCCCTTAGAGGCACGAGCCATAGAGCCAACACTCGTGAATTGGTTGCCGTGAAATTCGTGTCCGGGCAAATCACCCTTGCTAACCGGATAGTTAGACAGCGACTTGGTTAGGTTCTCGGTGGCGAAACGATTTTCTTCCATACCCCTGATAATACACAAGGGTTTTGGATTTCGCTACCTGTTATTCGGGGTGGGTGAGGATTGGCTTCTCGGTAATGGGCTGGTGCCGTGAGTGAAACCACTGCCACAAGTTCTTGAAGTACATAGGTGCGTAGAAACAAGAGGCGACCAGAAACCCGTACTGGTGGCTAGATACGCCGTAAATGCCCCACAGGGCGGTGTTCCCAATGAGGATAAGCCACGACCACCAGAACTTCTTTCCAACCAGAAACAAGCCCGTGAACGACACGGCTTCCAATATCCACGACCAATACGGAGACATTTTTCACTACTCGCTTTGGCGAACGATAGACGTGATGGGGATACCTAGACGGTGTAGTGCTTCGTTGGGGATTTCTACGTCCTCTTTCCACGCCTCAAATGCACCCTCTGTGGTGGTGAAACCGTACTCGCCCACTTTTATCTTGACTTTTGGCTGGTTCGGCGTTAGGTTCTTGCCCTTTGCTACGTCAATAAAGTCCTCTTGGTCAAACCCTGTTCCGTCAAGGCTGTCAAGGCTTTGTAAGGTGGAAAGTAGCAGGTCGTTGTCGTAGGTTGCCTTGTCTGCGGTGCGGTTGTCCGCCAGAACGATACGGGTCGCCTGTTCGGGGTCAGCGTCAACCCACACAACGGCTATTTGCGTCCAGCCAAGTGCTGAAGCAGCGGCGGCTGTGTGGTTGCCTTTTAGGATTTCGTTTGTGCGCTTGTTCACCACTATGGGGCGATACTGTCCGAGGATACGCAGGCTCTCGCTGATTGCCCCAATGTCGCCTTCACGGGGATTGCCGGGAAAACGCTTTAGTTGAGACAAATCAACCAAGTCTGTCTCACCCAACGTGTAGTTTTCACCAGCCGTCGCCTTGCGGGCCTTTGGCTCTTTCGGGGCTTTCGGCTCATTGGGAATGTCTAGACGTGCCTTGATTTCCTTAGTAATAGACGCTTTCTTTTCACCTACTGCGTCAGTAATGGATTCCAACCAAAGGGTGTGGATATCCCCGTCAATTTCACCAAACCACTCGCCAATGCGAATTGGAATTGTCTCTGGCTTGTCGTCACTCGGCTCTGGCTCGTCTTTTTCGTTAGAAACACCACCGCCGTCACTGTCGCCTAGCCCGTCAAGGTCGTCAATGTCTTGTAGGTCATAGCCCGTTCCATCAAGGTCGGGTAGGGATTTCAGCAGTTCCAACAGGTAGGCGTTGTCGTATGTGGCAATATCACTGGTGCGGTTATCCGTGATTAGAACCCGTAGTGCATCGTTTTCACTACCCTCGTATCGGGTAATGGCGACTTCCTTCCAGCCGAGACTCTTGGCGGCTTTCCAAGTGTGGGTTCCGGCGATAATTGTGTCGTTCCAGACAACGATAGGTGAATACTGCCCGTTCTTGGACAGGGATTCCGCTATGAGGGCAATATCACCTAGTCGGGGATTGTTGGGGTGGGGCTTGATGGAGTCAATCGCAACCTTTTCAGCACTGACGTTAATGTTCATAGTGCCAACAGGCTACTACGGGTTTAGTGTGCAAAAAGGCTAGTCGTTTCTTACTTCGTTAGTCCCGTTCAGGCGACCAACGCTCTTTGGGTTAGTTCATTCGCCTTCTGGCTTGCATCCGCCGCATACGAAGTGCCTTCTATGTGTTCTTCTGGGTTTTCAAAGTCGGGTGCGCCATTACTGTAAGTCTGCACAAATCCTGCCACATCTTTGTGAGCGTCTGATGCTCCGAGGTGTTCAATGTATGCGTCATGGTGGGCTTGCGATGCCTCTAAAAGTGCTTTCTTTTCGTCAGGCGAACCGGCCTCGTCGGCTTTTCTAGCAAGGTCGTTAGACAATGCTAGGTGCGTTTTCTTCATTTCATCGTGTTCCGCAGAACGGTTGATATCGTCGCCTTGGGCACTGACCACGCCTTCCAGTTCCCGTGCTTTGTTGGCAACGATTTCACTTGCCGTCAAAATGTATTGGTTGCCGTGAAACGGATGCCCTACGACATCGCCCTTCGCCACTTGCACCCACTTGATGATTTCACTATCAAGGTTGTCCATTACTCAACCCCCAAATCGCCCGCTTCGCTTGCTGCGGTGTCGCTTTCATCTGCCGCACCGCCTATTTTACTACGAAGTTGGTCAAGTTCCTCTGGCCTCAGGGTTCCACCACTGGCAACGTGGTCGGCTAAGTGGTTTGCGTAATCTGCAACTGCGAGGTGAGCATCACGAGCAACGGGGGCGGAAGTAATACGCATTGGATACACTTCGGAGGGGTCACGCCCACCGGGGTATTCCTCTTGGTTGTGGTGATGAATGTCAGCAATGGCTTCGTGAAGTTTTGCCACCGAACGGAGAGATGCCTCGGTTGGCTCAATGAGGTGAGAAATTTCATTTGCGGCTTTGTCGGCGGCTTTTGATGCATCACTATTGTCAGCAAAGTCACCAAGATGCCGTTCCACAATGCCTGCGGCGGCTTCTGCGTATTGGTTTCCTCGAAATGGGTGTCCGGGTAAGTCACCCTTTAAGATTTCACTAGCACGAACCCAAGTTGGGGCTAGTTTGGCGATTGAGAAACGGTTGTCCACAGGGATATGCTACCCCATTATTGTTGAAATCAAGTAGGCGGAACGCCAGTGTCTCCCTTTAGTCGGCGTATTTCATCTTGGATATACCAGATAGCCTTTTCCAAATCCTGAATCACCTTGGTTTCGTCCTTTAGACCGGCTCGCCACAGATACTTGATGGCGTTGCCAATGTTGAAGTTGCGGTGTCGGGTGATTTGGATACATTCCACGCCGCTTGGGTCAGTTGCGTAGTGTTTGGGTCGGTTGACCATTTCGTCGTTCATTTCACTATCCCCCTAGTCGCAACAACTGTCTCGCCACCCACACCTTTGACACTTGAAGTGGGCGTGTTCTGGCGTAAGGTTTCCACCACACTGTGGGCACTCGTGGAATACCGCTAAGGGATTATTGTCCGTCATTCAGCACTCCGTCTAGAAATGTGTTCAGTTCGGTCTGTTGCCCCTTGCCACGCTCAATAGCGTCAAGAACCATCTGGTGTAATCGGTTTAGGTTCTTTGTGTGGGCGTTTTTGATTTCGTCTTGGATTTGCGACGTTCGTTCTAACAGTGCGGTGGAAAGTGTTGCCGCTTGTTCGTCGGTCAGTTTGCCATCAAGCCATTTGCGGTGGCTTTCTAGCGATTCCAAACTGTGTGCGAACAAAACTTTGTTCAGGTCATACTTTGCGTGGTTCGCAAACATTTCCTCAACTTGGCTCACAAGGTAGCCCAACTTTTCACCTTGATGCTCAATGCTGGCGATAAGTGACGGGTCGGGATACTGCGGTTCAGTCACGGTTCACCACCCAGACCGCCCAACCCAAAAAAGCAATAACGGCTAAAGCGATAGCGAACTGCCAAATGGTCAAGGCGGCGTAAATGGAAAAACCAACCAGAAATACAGTAACCGCAACGATGGTGGAAATCACTAAGGCGTGAAGCACGAACATAGCCAGACGCTCGTACCAACTGCGTATTTCCCACAAGTGCTTGACGTAACGCCACCATCTGCCGATTTCACTACGCATCCTCAAACCCCTCGTTAATAAGCAATCCATTTAAGTGTCGTATTTCGTGCTGAACAATGCGTGCGTCCATGCCGTAGAACGTATCGGTAATGACCTTGCCACGAATGTTCTGGTATTCCACCAACACTTGTGGGTAAGCAGGTCGTGGGAACACACCCCTACCGTCAAGGGATAAACAGCCCTCATATTGCTCAACGGGTTCGCCGGAGAACTGTGTAATGACGGGGTTCACCATCACTTCGGACTTGACAACGCAAACGGCTCGTGGGTCGCCTATCTGGTTAGCGGCAATTCCAATTCCTGAATGCTCAATCATCGCACAACGCATACGCATAACCAACTCGGCAATAGTGGTGAAATCCGTGACTGTCTCGGCAATCAAGGCAAGGGATGGGTCGGGGTATTGGACTATCACTCGCCTGAAAGTCTTTCTTGTAGCACTACTGGTGGAATAATTGCCAACCATCGGTTCATATGGCCCAAATCTACTTTGTCGTTCCTGATGAACAGCAACACGTTCTCCAACGCCTGTTTGTAGCCCTCGGCGTATTCGTCGCCAACCGTGGGTTTCAGCACAGTGCAAAACTGTATTACATCGTCAAGCGTTCGGTTCATACGCCCCTTTTTTCACTAACGACGCAAGGGGTCGCATTTCGTTTTTGTGCATATACGGCTGTGGGCCTAAGCCCTTGCGAAAATCACGAATGTGGTGTCTCATCATGAAATCGTCACGAGTAACCCAACCGTGGACAACAAAGCGTGGGTCGGTTTCGGGATGACGGCGGTCTTTTCCAATGTATTCCACCAGCACCGCAACGTCGGCATTTTCGGAGAAGTAGTCAAGCGTCTTGAACAAAAGGCTCGGCCCGCATCCCGTTTTGATTTGGATAGTGAAATCCGATACCGCCATGTCGTAGCCGGGGTCGGAACCGTGAAACAACTGCCAGTCCAACGGAAAGCCAGTGGCGAGAGAAACAACCATTTCACCCATCCA